TGATTGCCATTTTCGCGCAAGCGCCGCAACAGTGCGTTATGGTTGCTTACGTTGTCAGAAAGCGTCTTAGACCTGTTTCTCAGGGTTGTGGTGACGATTTCTGAAAGGTTTGGACTAGCCATCGCTAATTCCTTCCATTTTCAAGTTGTCTAATAGATGCGTTGATAGCATCACGAATAGACGCATTAGCCGGGAGCGCTTGTGCGGCTGGTGTTGCACTGCCTCTGACCTTTGACCGTTGAGCTTTCTTAGCTTTTTTGACAGCATCAGTTTTCACAGTTTCCTGTGATTGCTGTGCTGCTAACCGTTTAACCTCTGCTTGTCTCAACTCAGGGTCGGCGTAGACCGCCATTTCATAAGCTGATTGAAGGTCGGTTGCATTGTTAGAACTGATTAAAGACCCCATGACATTCCGCACTTTTTCAAAGTGCGGATGCGCCGGGTTGCCATTTGCATCAGTTTCTGCCGAGAATTGGTCAATGAAAGACTGTGTGCTGGCCTGCGATTGACTCTGCGCTTGCGTCTGTTGATTTTGTATAAAGCCTGTTAGCTGGGCAACTTGCTGCTGTAGGGCTTTAATTTGAGGGTCTGCAAAATCGTCCTCTGCCGCTGAATCGTTACCGATTGCGCCGATATCCACGCCATACTGGTTTGCAAGCCAGTTAATAGCGCTTTGAGGGTCTTTTCGCAGATAGTCATGGGCTGCAAGCAGTTGCCTGACAGCTCCAACATCATCCATCCCCGCACGCTCAAAGTCAGCCTTGTGGGGTTGCATAATTTCATCAAACGCTTCTTGCCGCTTCTTATATTGAGAAATGGCTTGCGTTTTTTTAGTGTAATCGCCTTCTAAATCTTTATAGCGCTCCATAAACATATGCTGTGCAGGTGCGTCTAATGCTTCAAATTTAGAGGCAAAATCTTTAGGCCAGTGATTTGGCGCTGGTAATGCTTCAAGCTCTGCCGCTTCGGCTGGCTCATCTTCTTCAGTATCAGTCTCATCATCTGCGTCATCATCAGCATTATCGTCTGTCTCTGGCTGATATTCTGGCGCATCTGGTAGCGGTTCCGCAGTTTCTTCTGCTTCCGGCGCTTCTGCTTCTGCCTCGCCATCAAATGACTGTAATGTGCGAGCTAGTGTTTCAGATACTGTTTCGGGCCTTGCTGATTCCGCTGCCGGGGCTTCTGCCGGGGCTTCAGGAGTGCTATCAAGCTGCATTTGGTTTTTCCTTTAACTGAATTGTTTGTTGTATTCGTTTCCGACCTCAACAAAGTTATTGCGCCGCAAGAAATCGCGGTGCTGTGAACGGCTGGTAATCCAACCGCGATCCTTCATGTTTTGATACGGCTCGATGTCCCGCATAACAGAAAGGCCAGCTTCGCGGCTGGCCTTGGGCTTTTCGATAAGTTTGCCTGTATCGGCGTCATAAATATAAACTGTCATCGCTGTAACATTTGCGCTGCGATCTGCTGCATTTGCGCGTCCATCTTGCGTTTCGGCCTGTTAAAGCCGCCTAGTGCGCCCATCAAGTTAGGAAACACTTTTGACAGAACCGCTGCTAACGGGCTGTCCATTGCTTCCCTGATAAGCTCACGCTCTTGCTCAGACAGGCTTTGATAAGCCGCCTGTGCTTGTTCCATATCTATTTGCATTAGCTAAAATCCGTAGGGTTTCCGAACAGGCCAAGAGTGTCAGCTTGTTCTGGTTGCGTCATGCCTCTGGTCTGCAACAGGTCAACAAGGGTGCCAGATGCAAAGCCATAAGGGTTGTATTGGTTGCCGAACCCTGAATATCCGTAATAAGGGTTTCGCAGATAATTGATTGCCAAATCGTCAATCGCCTCTGGCGCTACTTCGCCGGGGGCCATCTGGGCTACTTGTTGGCCTTGCTGATTAGCAAAAGGATAGGCTTGTTCTGAATCGCCCTGCGGTTCTTGCCTGTTAGGGTCAAAATCGGGCCTTCCAGAATATCTGCCATTTAAATTAACGCCCTGCACAAAGCCATTACCCATAACAGGCACACCGCCTTGGTCGATTTTATTGACCACATTTTGCATATTTGCATTGCCGATTGCTGTTCCTACGGCAGCAGATGGGTTTGTGGGAAAATCAATGCCAAAAGCGTTTATTGTTGGCGCTGTCCTATTGGTTCTGCTCATCAAGTTATCATAAATAGGTCTTGTTGCTGGGTTTTCGCCAAACAAGCCCATTAGAGAAGTTTCTGTTGCATCATAGTTTTCTTCGCCCATATAGTTCGGCGAGAAATAACCCTGCATGGTTTGGTTCATGGGGTTGTTGAAGAAATCCTGCCTGCCGTAATCACTCAAATCAGGCTGAGTTATATTAGGGTTCATAAGGTTGCTAACGGCTGTTTGCACATTTGGCCTTGATGCGGCAACCCGTTCTGCTTCTCTTATTGAGCTATTTCTGTTTACACCCAAAGCACGCGCTGCATTGTCTGAGTCCAAAACATCGCGGGTTGCACTTATAAGAGCGCTTGTGTCCTCATTTTCAGGTTCAAAATCCTCAGAAAAGCCGAAATTATCGCGTGTTCTGCCAGCAGCGGCTGCTGCTATGTCTTGCTGTAGCCCTTGGTCAAAATCCTCATCAGAGGTGCCACCGCCGCCGGAGCCACTTGAACTATCGTAACAAATACGGTTTTCTAGGTAACGGCAAACCATGTCTTCCCCTTATGTAATCTGCGTGCGTTTCCAACAACACCCGTGCCGAAAATCTCGCGTAAATGCGAGCGCCCTTCACGCACTATTTCTCTAACGCCGCCAAACGGCGCAATGAAATCAACAAGCCACAGCCTGTCACCAGATTTCCAATCCTCTGGTTCCATAAAGCGTGAATTGCTGATGAAAGCAGCCTCTGCCTCTTCATTGAATAAGGCATAGGACATATAACCAACTGGATAGTCATCAGTTTCCCATATGCGGTATTGCTGAAAAGCAACTGGCGGCAAAACCACCCTATGCAAATCTGCAACGTCATGGGCCTGATGCGCTTTGCTTTGACCCATCAGCCAGACAATTTTGCCAATAGCCTCGATATTCTTCATCCGGTTGTGACAATCTTGGCTGCATCAATTTCTAGCTTTTGTTGCTTAAACTGAGCGTCAGCCGCTGCTTTTTGCTGGTCTAGCTCTAACCGGGCAACTTTAACTTGTGCATCTGCTGATGCTTGGTCTGTCTGCGCTCTGACCTTTGCCGCCTCAACCTCAATCAATTTATCTTGCGGTGTTGGCCCTGCTGGCTGCGGCGCTTCGATGCTTTCTAGCGTTTCTTCTAGGTCGCGTGCGCCAGGGAAGGCTTTTGCCGCAAACAGGAGCATTTGCTTTGCTTGGTCAAATCCGACAGTGCCAGATGACACCATTGGGCCAATGGCTTGCATAAATTGCGTCATAGCAATTAAGAAGTCTGTGCGGCTTTTCTGCTCTGTAGCGCTATCGACTGCCGCGCTTTCTTCTGTATCAATAGAAACCCGGTATTGCCGCAAGCGCTCATCTTGCATCACAGCAACCATCTCTGGCGTGATTTGGATGCCAGTAATGCGTGAAAGCAAGGATGGCTCTAGGTTTTCAACCAGCATTTCGGCTTTCATTTCCATAATGCTATCAAGAAACTGCTCTATGCGCCGCTGGCGGTTTACCAGCCGCATAGCGCCAAACTGGCCCTTTATGCGTTGCGCTGTAGCTGTCTCACGGCTTGCTGACTGACCGCGCATAATATCGGAAATGCCCGTAATTTCATAAATCGTTTGCACAACAATTTGCCGGGACTGATAAAGCTGGGCTAATGCCTTAATGATATTATCAAGTGGCGCTTCTTGCATGACATTGGCTAACCCGCCGCCAGCCTGCAACATAGCCATATTATCTACAGGCACGAACTCGTTATCTTCTGCGGTTGCAAGGCGCTGCAACTCTTGGAATGACGCATCATAAACACCGCGCCGTTTAAGCGCTTCTGTAAGGTTACCAATGCGTTGTGTGATAAGGTCTAGTTCAAATATCTGGTCTTCATATGTAAATAGCTCTGGCACGGGCAAGGTCGTGTCTGTGGTGCTGACCGCATATAACGGCTCTGGAATAGGCCAGAAACCATCTAAATTATACGGATCGTCAAACTCTTCTAACAACTCATTATAGTCAGATGCGATAAATATCTGCTTGCCGCTGCGCTTATCCCATATTTCATAGATTTCGCCCATATCAGGCATTTCGCTGTCATCATAGAGCGCATCATCACGCTTATAGGTCAGGGGTATGGCCTCACCTTTTGCGCCGTAATAATCAACTAGCTCTTGGCGGGTCATTAGGTGCCTAAAGCCAATCCAGGTAACATCTTCCCAGCTTCTTGCCGGTGACATCACAAAATCGCCCCAATGGACATACTCACAGCGAATAGACTGCTCGCCGATATACTCAACCGGGTCGCCTTCCATGAACGGGCCTTGTGGCCCCATCTTTACTGCCGCCTCATCAACCGGGTTGCCATCAGGGTCAAGAAATGACTGACCAACAGGCACTTCGCCCATTTGGCCCGGCGCAACCTCGCCAATGCCCATTACATTATTAACCTGCAACGGGATTTGCTCTGGGTCGCCCTCAACAAGCAAAGGCTCATAGACCATCCGCATAACACCGCGCCCAACAATAAGCTGGTCTTCAATAACGCGCCTCACAGCGGCATCAAAGTTATATACGTCTAGCTGATACTGCAATCCGCGCTCAATGACGGTTGCAAGCTGCCGACCTACCGGGTCACTGTCTTTGAAACGTCTGGATACGCGAGGTTTAGGCGTTTTGAAGTATAAAGAGGCTTTTAGCGTATCAACATTGCTATAAAAGATGTTCATGCGCGTTTCACGCATTACCCTGTCAGGGCTGTCATCTCTATATCTTGCAACAATGTCATGGCAGCGATTGCGCCAGCTTTCCTCAAATTTACGCGCTTTTGTAACTTCATAATTCCAATAAGCCGCACGGTCGCCCTTCTTAGAAGGCTCGCGGTCAAATGTGTAGGAATCTACCATTTAAAGTCTCCAGCCCGAAGGCTTGGTTGCGTTATCTAGGCCGGACATCATTTCGTCAATCGTAGGAGGCCGCCAAGGGTCTTCATCAATTTCTGGGGCGCGGCGCTGATATGGCCTAGCCATTGCCGCATAACGGATTTCATCCGCTGCATGATCCTCTTGCGTGGTATCAATGTCCTCAACTCGATGTTTATCATGAGTAAGGACAGGGAGCGTGCGGATCGTATCCACACATTCCGTAAATACATAAAGCATTGGGATACCATCATCACCTATTAGCCTTTGCCTAACCTGATCCCAGCCTGACACCCTAGAATTATCTGCCCGGCGAAACTTCACGCCCATTTTGCTTAAACGCTCACCAATAGACGGGCCGCCATCAAATTTCCAAATGCTTGGGTCGCCTACGCTAAAATCTATGCGCTCGCTGCGCTCTCTAGCCCTAATGCCTGCGCCAACTTCTTCTGCTGTCATCCGCAAGCCCACATTTGGCCTGCCTGACGAGCCATACCACTCGCGGTAGCGTATTAACGCGCCATCCGGGTATTCGTCATGGTCTTGGGAAACAGCCCACCAGCCCACGGAGAAAGGCGATGCGCTGCCCCAATCAAAAGACCTAAATTTAGTCCAGTTGCGCGGTATCTCAAACGGCCTAATAACGTGCAAATCACGCTTCCAGACATCGCCAAAGAAGCTGCCAACAACTAAATCCCAATCGCCTTCACGCAATGCACGGCCTAATTCTTCAGGCAATGCACTAAAGCTAGAGGCGTATGATGGGTCGATGTATTTGTTATCCTGCATTTTTGCAGGGATATACATACTTAGCCAGCCCTTATCAGCGGCATTGTTCGGGTCGCGCATCGTATGGTCGTAAAAATAACTCTCAGCCGGGGCCGGGTCGATATAAAGCGCCTTTAAGAAGTTATGGCTCTGACCGCCGGGGTTAGCTGTCATCACCAAACGTGGCAGAAATCCTTCTTGTTTCGGCTGGAAATTACCAAGCCTCATACGAGATTTAATATAGCCAAGCTGATAAGGGGTCATCTGACCGGCCTCATCTACTAGCGCTATGTGTATTTCCGTTCCTTGAATACGGTCGCAGTCGCTGTCCCTCTCCAGATACTGAAACTGAATAGAACTGCCATTGAAAAATTCATATCGTTTGCGCGTTTCGTTAAAGTTGCCAAGCTCTGAAGGCATTTCTTTCTTCAGCGGCTGAATGTGGTTGCTATCAAGCTCTGGCAATGAACGGCGAAAGATAAACGCCTGTAAGCCCGGATTTTCCAAACAAAAGCCAATAACGTCCCATCTACCAGAATGAGACTTGCCACCGCCTGCTGCACCGCCGAATAATATCTGCTTGGCCTTGCATTTGTGCAAGAGCGCCTGCTTGGGCTGTGGCTGGTAATCCAGCTTTATGGTTTTCTGGGCCATTTACAAATAAATTGTTTCTGTTATCTTTGGTTGTGGCTGGGGTTAGATAAGTCTGATAAATTCTTTCACCAGAGTGCCGTCAGGCGCTACACTGGGCCTGCTAATTAACCTTAGTAAGTCGAGCAAGCACTGCTCCAGCCGCTACTCTTCACCCAAAATGCGCTGCAAGTAATCGTCAACAGAACTGGTTTTCCAGTCATCAACAATAATCTCATCAGCAAAATTGCCTATACCTTGGCTTCTGGTGTACTGCCGTTGCGCCGTGTCAGGCAGTTCATGGTCAGAAATACGCACCTTGCCGCCGTCAGGTAGTTCAATATATCTGCTGCCAGCCCGCCCCTTTTGGCCCTTAGACGTATAATACACCTCTAAACCGCGTTTTTTAGCTTCTCTTGCAATCGCTTCAACGGTTGCTAGCCTTGCCTCTGCGTCTATGGTCTGGCTGTCATATGTAGAATTTAACACACGCTCACGATTTGGCTTTGTCCAAGCATCAAACATAGGCGATTCTTTTATAGGCTTTTGCGCCTTTAACACCGTTGCTTTTGATGTTCTGACGTTTTTGTTTCGCTCTAAATCATCAATGCGGTCAGGCTTTGCCGCCTTGCGCTCACCTTGAAGACCTCTTATGCGTTCAAATTCTGCATAAAAGGCTTCGCTTTGATCCCTATCATTGACATCAAGCAAACCCTCTTGCCGCAAATCCTTTGCAACCTTCTTTGCATTTCTGTCTGTATTGCGCGAAATGGCGCGTGTTATTTCAGGCGATAACGCAAGCCTAGCAGCCCGTGGCCCCTTCAATAACGTACCAAGCGCAGCAGCCGCAGGAAATGCAGGCGGAAACAACGCCCCAGCCGCCATAGCTACATCACCAGCAGCGCCGCCAGTCTGCATAACAGCATCAATATAATTACCCTGCTGCACATTATCGCTAAAGCCGGGCAATAACTGCCCCGGATTAGCTGGGTCAGGTGCCTTGCCGAAATAATCAGCTATGCCAGCACCGGGCAGAAATAACGAGCCAGTTGCACCAGCCTGATAAGCAGGCATCTTAATATCTTCAAACCGCGTAGGGTTTTCCATATCAGCTAAGGACGGCCTAATCTTTCCACTAAAAAAACGGCTATCACTAAACGGATCAGCCCTAGCATCACTCGCTAGCTGCTGCGCCATCATGCGCCGTGCAAATCCCTGTGGACGTTCTGCCATCAAAATAATCCTCTAGCGCACGCCTGACATGCAACACGCGCCCCTGCGAGCCATGCCAGCCAGTAAGCGGCACACAAGCCCAACCATCAGGCACAGGGTCTTCAGCGAGGGCATAGCGTACCTGCAACCTGAAACTCCGATATTGTAATTAAAGGCGCTGTCAAACAGCTTTGCCGAAATGCTGCTCCATAAAACGCAAAGCAGTATCGCTATTCTTAAAAGATGGTTCAGGAACAACCAGTGGCGGCGACCAATCATCCCAAGAAGGACGGTATTTCTGCATCTTCCTATACTCAGCTATGTTGCTCGCACGCCAGACCCAGCCAACAGCACGCATCAAGCAGTAATGCTCACAAGTAAAGCCAAGATGCTTAAAACGGTTCAAATGGTTAATCCAGACGCTCTGCAAGCGCATCTCACCGCACATCGAAACTATCTCATCAATGTTCTGTTGCGTACAGAAACGCTTGTCTCTGGATAGCATAGACGCGCCAATACCATCCAAGAACTCACGCCTGTTGCTGCCATCAAAAGGCGCAAGGTCAATGATGCGCGGTCCTGCGTGCAACCTGAAACTCCAATATTTTGCAGAGACGGGCGTGTTCGTATATCGCCTTCGCCGCCGCCGACAGCCGGGCCTGGGGGCATGACCGGGGGCGGGTCAAAATCCTTTACCGCCTTTCGAGGGCGGTAACTTAAGTCCCGTAACTCATTGATACATATAGAATAGTGCGTAGAGAATTACGTAATCACTACAAAACCACTACAACTTATCCTGCTGGCGTTACGTCTATGACCTCTGCATCGTCACCGCGCATAATGTTTATCTGCACTGCTACACCGCTACCTTTGCCAGCCTCTGCGCCAAACGTGGCCTTCTGAGTGCGCTCTAGGTACCAGCTATCGGCTCGCCAGTCTTTTTCTCCAGCTTTTCCAATGCGCTGCACCCTGAGAGCCACAGCCTCGCTCTCTGCTGAGCGTACCTCGACACCGAACTCACTGTCTTCCTGTAGCCATCGCGCTAGAGTGTTCTCATGCACTCCAACCGCCTGCGCTGCATGTATCTTCGGCACGCCATCTTTAAGCAGAGCAAGCACTGCGTCCTTCTTGTCATCTCTGACAAGCACTGAGCTGCTAGACTTTGCTGCGGCTAAATCACTGTGATCTCTTCTTGGTTGCGGTTGCACCACTGCAACTGGTTGCGCTGGTTGCATGGTTGCATCTGGTTGCGATACTTGGTTGCGCTTACGCAGAGCCTTCTTTACTGCAAGCGTGAGAGGCTTATCTGATACCCACTCTTCTTTCTTGCAGCGCTTCTGTATCGCTTGCCTGCTAACCTCGTAGTCTTTGGCTACGCTAGAAAAGCCCTCGCCTTCTTGCACGCGCAATCTTATCTCATCCCAATCGACTTGGGCTGGCTGAAACTTTCTCATAGATTTCCCGGTGGTTGCTTTTGGTTGCCGCCTGTTACTGTAGCGCAACCACATCTTGTGTTATTGTAAGAAAATGATAACCGATTTCGCGCACTTCGCAACCCCTCTAATGATATAAGGTGCATCTTTTTTATAATACTATGCGTATATAGTTGACACCTTATGTCACATATACTACATTCATGGTATAGAGTTATTCAACAAGGGAGACGATTATGCAGGATAATATCAGAATAAATTTAAGTCCTGATGAGTTTAATGCAGCGGCGGCTTACGATTTAAAAAAAATGACGTTGGCTTGTCACATGGCGTTTTATGCTAAATCAAGTGTGGAAGTTTACACAGAAGACGATGAGTTAGCTTACATAATCCACAGACCTGAATCTTATATCAAATCGCAAAAAAAAATGGATCGTGCTGTTAAGTCCAGAAAGCCTTAAAGCCTATAATGCAACCGTATAAGCGCATCTCGATACCTGCGCTTTACGGCCTTTCCGTCACTTCCTAGCCCCAACATCCGGGCAAGGCGCGTCCACGGCGCTCCTCTGGCCTTAAACGCCGCCCCGTGAGCTACAGCCCAGACTAGCTTTCTGTCTTCTTCTGGCATAATAACTGTAAGCCGCAACGCCTCATCATAGTCGCTTATCTGCTTTGCATCAGGCCTGATGATTGTCTCACCCTGCTGTGTCCAGCCATAGCCGTGCCAATCAAGCGGATAATCAGGCCATGAGGCTAGCTTTGCCTTGCGCGTGGCTGGCGGCAAACGCCTGTCTGTCTCAGCAGCTTCTAAAAATAAGCTATGAATCTGATTAACGTCCATCAAAAGCCTTCTCCATTTGTTCTATAAAATAACGCTGTTGAAACTGGTTGCCCTGCCAATAAGCTCGTCTGGCCTGCTTGAAACGGTCTACAGAGTATTCCTTGCGTAACCGCGCCCACACTTTATCCTGTCTGATGGCCCAATTATTGACCTTTCTTTTTGCAACTTTAGAGCGATAATTGAAGTTCATGCTCTTAGCTGTTTTGCTAATAAGTTGCTGAACCATATAATTTTCTATTTTAGGGCTTGACGGATTTTCGGGCATCATTAAAATCAACTCCGTTGTCTATCTTAACAAAGATTGAAAGCTAAGATTTTAAATCTTTTATATAGATAAATAATCATTCGCTCGCTTCGTCTTTGTAAAGATATCTGTGCTAAGATAACTCTACATAGATCGTGTTGCATTTCGCGCCGCAAACTCACGCCAAATTCGTCTTTGCTATTGCATTTGACCAAGCTTTTTCGATGGCATCTAAATTACCGTCATAATAATCAGCCCAGTGAATGTCGTTGATCATGTTCTGAACGAACACGCAAAACGCACCTAACTGAGCATTAGTTACCGCAGACGACACGCCAGACTTATTGCAAGTAACGTGAACCTCGTGCTCAAAGCCCTTGAATCTCTCTGCATAGCCTTGCTTTGGGTTGCCTCTAGCCAAGTAAAAAGGCATGGCGTGTTCGCTTACAAGTGCTTGGTCAAGCATAAGTAACTCTTTTTGCCAGTCGTCCACGTCGCCAAGCGATAACATCTGCCCAGCGGCGGCTAATCTCTGTCTGATGCTCCAAAGCTGATTAAACTGCTTGCTTTTATCTTTAATCCGCAAGGCCGCCTCTATTTCTTCTGTGAATTTCATTGTGTCCATTCCTCCCTTTATTTATTTTAATACACTTCGCTGGCTCGTCGCAAATAAACGTGCCATCCCCCAGAATGACCCAGCTGAACTCCCTATGACGGTGTAACTTGTTGCAGATAGCACACCTGTCCGAGCCCTGACTCACCCCGACCCACGGGTTGCTGCTCTTCTTTCTCAACGCCCATCTCCATTATCTGCTTTGCCATCTCTGCAAGCAAATAAGGCTCACTTAGATAGCCCCTCTGCTTTAGTGGCTCTGGCGTGTCTATCCATACAAGGTCAAGGCTGAGAGCCCTCACAGAGCCTGTATATTGGCGCTCAATGTCCCACGCCTCTGCAATGCGAAAGATGCCCATGCCATCAGCTATCAGCCGGGCATATTCTTGCTGGGCTATCTGCATGGCTTGCTGCTCTGTCATAGCCAGTCCACCGTTGTCGGCCCGGTGTAGTCTCTGTCCCAAACAAACCAAGCATAGGCTGTTTTGCCTGTTGTGCCGTACCAAGCCTGATCCTGATCACCTCGCCAGATAGTCAGGCGCTTGCTAAACACATGCACTCTGGCTGGCGGATATTTGCTAAAAATCTTTTCATACCGTGCCTGCCCTTCTAAAAAGGGCAACCGTAGCAGCCAAGCATGTTTCTCAATGCCTAGCTCAACAGCCTTCAGCACAAATTCATTTGCTAATTTATAAGGCGGGTTGGTTATGATGGTTGCAGCGCTAGCCTTCTGCTCCATCAAGAAATCAACACCTGTATGACCAAAGCCATAATCATTTAAGTCAGAGCTATGCACAGCATATCCAAGTTGCTGTAAAACAGTTGTAATAGCCCCGTCACCGCAGGCAGGCTCCCAAATCGTGCTATCAAACTGCTCGACAGATAAAAGCGCTTCTGTAGCGTCTGGCGGCGTGGGATACCAATCATCCTTATGTCTTGTTTTCTCAGTCATCGAGCGACACCCTGCCCTCGAATATCGCAATCTCTAGCTCGTCATCAGTTAGGTCATCCCAGATTAAATCTTGGTCTGACTTCTTAGGCGGGGTTTTCTGCGGCGCTTTAGCAGGCGCTGCTTTCTTGGTAATGGTCTTGCCACGGGATAGCCGGGCTAATTGCTCAACAGTGCTAAATGATGTTTCACAGCGTTCACAAAAACGCCTGCGCCTTATGGACTTCTTATAAGGGCGGCTGTCTTTCACGATTGTGCGGTTATTGCAGGCAGGGCAAAGCATGTAGCTGCTCCTCTTCTGCTTCTGTCAGGTGCCGCCAGCCATTGCCCTCGCAGTCTGAGCAATCAGCAAACCGGGTGCCGATATAGCCGCCGAAATCGTGGTCTATAACATGATAGTCTTGGTCGCGGCTTCCAGAGCCATTACAGCCCTCACATTCAGCAACCGTCTCCCAGATGCCACATTCGCGGCTGATTTTCATGTAATCAACCACCTTGCGCCTCACATAGCTGGCGCACTAGGTTAGCTCTGCCTGTATCGCGCAAGGCCAGCAACGGCCTTAAATACGCCTCAACCTGCGCTAGACGCTTTGCTGTGACGCAGTACACGCCGCAACAGCGCAACCGTTCTTGTATATCTTTTTGATTTGGCGATAAGCTGCCGCCCTTTGGGCGCTTTAGCTCAAACATTATTGGGCCTTTAGCCTCAATATCTAGCCAGCCCGTGTCAGGCACAAATATTTCTAAATCAGGCCAGCCAGCCGCCATGCCGAGCTTTTTAAGCCTTACCTTATAAGCAACATGGCGTTTACCCTCATTCGGGCTGTGATGAACCACCGACCCCATAGGCAGCGCCGCATCAAGCCATTTTACAACATGCGCTTGTAGCTCGTCCTCAGTCATCCGGCGACACATCATAAAAGCTGTTGGGCTGAACCAGCCCGTCAGTTAGAGCGACAATGCGGCTCATATATGTTGGATGAGGAATTTTGCGCTGCACATTCCCAGCGGGTAGACACCAGCGCCGGGCTATTGTTGCGTGGCTCGCTCCTACAGCGTCAGCTAGTTTGCTGTACGACCAGCCCTGATTTTTTCTAAAGTCATCAAGTGTCATGCTATTTTAATTAATATAGTTGACATCTTATGGCAACCCACTTACTTATATTTTTAAGTGACACAAAATGACAGGGTATGTAACATGGTTATTATGAACAATAATCTCGAAAAAATGATCCGCGCTTCTGGCTTACAAAAGAAAGTAGTTGCCGAGCGCAAAGGCGTGACGCCTGAAACCCTGTCACGGCATATTCATGAAAAGGTGCCTTTCACCCTGCGAGATGCAGAAGAGTATGCAGAAATTCTTGGTTGTATACCGCACCAGATATCATACAAATCAGACCCTGTGAAAATTGTAGGTAAGACTCATTTAACAAATGATGCAAACAAAAACATAGTTAGCATAAATACTTTTGAAGAATCGTCAGAAACAAATAAACTAGGTTATGCTTATTTAAGTTCATTCCACCAAGCTGGCACTGGCGCTGTAACATGGACAACTGATGCAGATTTTATTGGGCCCTATTCAAATTTTCATCAAGCCTTAGAGACAATTAGATTAGCGCCGATTGAGGGAAAATATGTTGATAAAGAATGTTATCAAAATTCCTCTTGGGTAAAGTTAAAAGAGCCTCAAGTTATAGGCGGTGTGATGAAAACCTTTACTCAAGGCGTTTTATTTCCAGAACCCGGCGGTCTTTATACACTTGCGAAACAAGTTTTTTACGATGGTAATAGCATCTATAGAGGCTTAGAACTCGAATGGGCTACGCCTATCTTGGCAGTTATACTTCGTCCAGACCTGCGTGATGTCGCTTTTGTTGATGGTATTGGAGACTTTTAAAACATACCCGCTTGACATTTAAAGTCTACCTTCTTAATCTCCTCTCAGTGATTCTTACTGAGAGGTTTTTTTATGCTAGCGCCAAAAGATATTTCTTGGGCAACCAAAAAACATTATTTGCATCACAGCAACCCTTCGCGCCCTTTATGCGCCACGCTCTTTGATAAGTGTGTTTTGCGCCCCCGCAAAAATGCGGCTTGGAAAGTTTCAAAGGGCGAGGCTGATGGCGATAAAATTATTGCCAAGCAAACAATTCAATTTTTAGACAATGATAATGCAAACATGCTTGCAGGCCGTATTGTGCAGGATTGCGTTAATCAGCACTTGCTTGACGGTCATAGCTTTGATGCCGTTGTGCGCTATGGCATGGCCCTGTTTGATGAATATGAGCCAAGAGGCTGGGATGATGGAAAGGATGAGCGCAAGCTGTCTGTCAATCGTGATGAATACGACCTTGTTATTAAGAACGCTGTCGATGGCATCCGCGAGGCTCACAGCATTGCAGGCATCAATCAAATTTCGGGCGAGACAGAGATTCTCACCCAATTAGACGGGCTTGATTTGCCTTACTCTGGGTTTCCTGACTTCTCACGCCGCATCGAGCTTAAAACAAAATGGTCGGGTGTTGCGGCTAACACCAAGTCCGGCAAGCGTAGCGCTGCCCTGCCCTCACAGCCTGATTGGAGCCACATCTGCCAAGTTGCAGGCTATTGGGCTGGCACCGGGCTATTGCAAACAATCGTTTACGCAACAGCAAAAGATTACCGCATTTTCAACGCTGATAACTGCGAGAGGCTGACTGAGCAAGGTTTGCAGTCAGCGCTGAAGCACATCATTGCAAAATGCGCCATCCGCGAAAATCTACTTAAAAGCACTGATTCAGTTGAGGATATGCTTCGCCTCGTTGAGCCAGATTTCAAACATATGTGGGCTTGGGATATGAAACCCAGCCTTGTTGATGAAGCCAAAACGCTATGGGGGTTCAAATGATAAAAGACAAATATATCAACTTACATTTCCATCAGGTCAACGATATTCATCGCAGTCGGCGCAGATACATGACTGCAATGCAGGTGCTGAAATATAGCTGTGGCGCATTGTTCACGACCCTTTGGCTCTGGGCTATGATTAGCCTGCTCTATGCCGCTGTGCCGGGGCATTTCTAATGGAACAGCAACGCAACCTATTTGATGCGCTAGAGGTGCCTCGCAACGAGCGTGAAGCTAAGTTTATGGCGTTTCATAAGCAAAACCCAATCGTCTATCAGCTTTGGGATCGCTTCACAAAGCAAGCCATAGAGCGAGGCTATGAGCGCATTGGTAGCCAAATGATTATGGAACGCATCCGGTGGGAAACATCAGTTGCAATCATTGATGCGCGACCGGACGGGGAAGCTGTCAAATTAAACGACCATCACAAGCCCTATTACGCAAGGCTTTGGATGAAGAATAACCCAGCCCACAAGGGCATATTTAACACGAAAAAAGTGGAAGGTGACAATGAATGAATTAGCAAAAGCTCTTGCTACATTCCAAGCCTCGCAGACCGGGCTAGAATTAGATAAGACGGGCAACAGAAGCCAGTATGCAAGCGTTGGGTCAGTAATGACCAAAGTGAAAGAAGCGGCCCAGCACGGCCTCTCATTCAGCCAGTTGGTTGATTATGAAGAGGGCATAGGGATGCACCTGAAGACCTATATCATGCATGTAAGCGGCGATGAGAAGGTTGGGCGGTATCCGATTGCTGTAGATGATATGACCAACAACCAGAAACTTGGGTCAGCTATTAGCTATGCCCGGCGTTATGCACTCATGGCAGCGCTTGGGCTTGCCGCTGGCATCCAAGAAATAGATTTTGATGATGATGATGACGGACAAATCAATGGCTTGTTGCAGGACAATAGCAACACAAAGCCAGTCGATACGTCAGAGTTAGAGGCAAAATGCAGGACGTTCAAATCACTGGTCAGCCTCAATGCCTGGGTCAGTGAAATAAACCCGGAGCTTATGCAGATGCATAAAGAACAGCCTGCACAATACAACCGATTTTACGCGATTTGGAAGCAACACGAAGAGGATATAAGAAATGGCAAGACCTGAATATAAGGCAACTGTAAAAGCTGAACGGCTACAACGTGAAATCCGCGTTGACGAAAATTTAAGCATTTCGCTTTGGTTTAATGTGCAAGACCCAGAGCTAAAAGCACAGCTTGATAATTATTACAACACCAATAAAGACGATTGGAAAAAGCAGCCCTCGCTGGAATTGCAGGTAAAAATCGGTGATACATATCATAAGGTCTGTAGCTCTACGTTGTTTATCAATGATGGCGCTGGGCCAGCCTCTGTTAGCCCGCCACCTGCCGCGCCTGCTGCACCTGCACCCATTGCGCCAGCGCCAATAAGTGAGCCGCCATATGAGTTCTAATCAGCTTCTATACACGCTGAAAGAGGCTTGTGATGCTCTGTTTGCTGAAGGCTATAATGAGGCCAGCCGCAAGAGGGTTAGACGCTGGATAAAGTCAGGCGTGTTTAATGCCGTGATGGATGGATCACGCTACTACATTCCGAAATCTGAAATTGATAAATTAGGAGAAACAAAATGCGAAAACCAAGAAAGCCTTGGACAGATGAGCAAAAGGCCGCGCACTCAAAACGGCTGAGAGCTTACTGGGATAATCGGAAGGCTCCGAAATCATTTTGGCAGAAACTTTTAGAGAGGATTAGAGGGGCGCTATAAGCGCCTCTCTTTTTTAATAAGTATGGCACTAGCGGCCTCGCGTTTAATACGGCTCTTTTCTTCATCAACAATAATATGTCCATATTGCTTACGAGTAAAATTAGCGTTTGTATGACCCATAGATTCAGCAATCGCCGCCCAATTTGCTCCGAGAAGTTCAATCATCAAACTAGCAAAAGCATGGCGCAAATCACCCCAGACAAAATGCAATATTTCTCCGGTGTCTTCATTAACAAATGGACAAGCCTTTCGGATGGGCTTGCAGATATTACTGAAATCATTTTTCCGCAATGGCGTTCCAGCCGATGACGAAAAAATCAAATCAGTCGGTTCTTGAAATTTGCTTGTTGTAAGATGTTTATCAAGCATAGCACAAACTTCGGCTGGCACTTCTATTTGTCGGTCTTGGCCTTGGTTTGTTTTTATTTGACCAAGATTTTGTGTGGAATGTTTCACTGCTTTGCGCGTTGTAATAATTTGCCTGTTAGCTGAATAGTCACAGCGCCTAAGTCCTCTTAGCTCACCTTGACGGATGCCTGTTGTCATTGCTAACAACATCATCAACTCTACAAAATCAGGCTTGTAAAGAAGTTCGTTTCTACCCCTTCCACATAATTTAATTTCACAGGCTTTTATATGTGCTGACCTATATGCACTTATGCCATCGGTCTGAAGCCATTCAATGAAATCTTTTTGCACTTTTCGCGCTCGACTATCGACTGCATTTTTCTGCGGAAGTTTTAAATCTGTAATTGGGTTTGCATCTACCCAACCAACATTTGCTGCATAGCTAAAAAACTTCTGCCAATGCTTGCGGCGCTTTTGCATAGTGTCATTGCTTTTACCTTCGTTTTGTATTTCTAGCTGAAGGCAAGTTCGCAATTTTGCGCGGTGAGACTTTGCGCCTAGATTTTCAATCTGGTGTTTTTGTATTTGCATTTCATCATAGGTTATTGCCTTCATTAACTTTAAATTAAATGTCTGCTCGTTATGATATGCGGTTGTCATTAGCAGTTTTTGATTTGCTAAATAATCATCGATGGCATCTGACACTGTAAAAATCTTGCCTTCTTTAACATCCTCAGCAATCAATTTTTCGCCGTTAAAACTTTCATTTAATTTTTGCATTGCAACCAGTGCATCATCGAATGTTTTGAATTTACCATATGCCGGGTTGTTGATAATTGGGCGCATATCTACTTTATAGAAAACACCTGCTTTCATTTGATGCTTTTTGATACGCGAAATCGGTAAGATTATTTTCTTTGCAGCCATTTTTTTGCTCCCTATTCATTCCATAACAGAATTAAAATGTCATCTTATGTAACCCATTATAACATAAAATGTCATTTATGCCACAAAAACTTGTAGTGATTTTGTAGTGATTTTGGAAAAAGGCACAAAAAAACAGCCCCCAACCAGAGGCTGAGGGCTTGTTAAGTGTATGAATATATTAACTAAATTGGGTGGCATCCCGTACCGGATTTGAACCGGTGTTGCCGCCGTGAAAGGGCGGATTTAAGCGGTTTTAGAGGGTACTTTTCCGCAGTTTATGGTGCATCTTGGTTATCAGTGGGAAGGCATGGTAGCCAGAAGCTGTAGTGATTTTGTAGTGGTTTTTCATTTTTTATTGTTTCTAAAATAGAAACAGTCTAGGCCCGTCTGGGCTTACGCGCAGTTTTAGCTGCGGCTCTAAATGATGCGGCTGTCGGAGCGCCTTTTGTGCCGGGTTTTCTCATCCGTTCAGGCTTCTTACCAGCCGCTTTTTGCGCCTTAATACGAGCGCGTTTCTTTGCAATATTAGCATATAATCCGGGTCGCTTCATAATTACACTCTTCTCAAACTACGTCCACCCATCCGGCCTCTTGGCTTCTTTTAAGCCGAAACTTTTACAGGCTTATTTTTTTTCATAGGCGTTTTATATTTCATTCCGGGCATTATATTTTTTCCTACTTGCCAATTTTACGCATAGCCATCCTATGCGCTTCTGTGAATGTCTTGCCGCCTCGCATCAGCGAGCGCATTGATGTCATATGCTTTGCTGTGTGATGCACGCCATGACGCTTCAACGCTGCCTGCTGGCGCTTGGTGAGGGCTTTAGGTTTCTTCATGCTGTTCGCCTTGATTTAGCGCCGCTGCACTTCCACCGCTTGCGCGATAGCCGTAATGGGCTGTTTGGATTCTTTGCTGCTTTAGGGTTCTTCTTCATCTGCCCGGCGCTTCTAGCGCAGTAGCTATCACCCTTTGATGTGCCGGGTCGCACCCTTGCGCCGCCACCCTTGGCCTTGCCAGCTTGACCATAGCTAACCCGCTTTCCAGTCGCTGTGATTTTGACCTTTGCTTTGCCCTTCGCGGGCTTAGCTCTAGCCATCTTTCAACAGCCCCTTGCGGTAGCCTTTAGCCTTGCTATAGGTCAGCGTTTCTTTGCGGCCCGCATCAGCATAGGAGCAATGCACCCAGCCTGTATTGTTGCCCTGATAGCACTCTAAAATTAGCTGGTCGAAAGGCAGGTTCTTTTCGATCCATAAACACAAATCATAATTGTCTATGCCCGGCACTTCAAAATCTGCGGCAGCGTGTTTGCCGCCCGTGCAACAATGCTGTGAGGTAATTTTAGAGCCGATGGCAACGCATAATTCTGGGCTTCTGAAACCTGATGAAACCATAAATGGCCCATGCACATCCCTGACAGGTTGCAGTATATTTTCACACAGCTTTTCTAACGCTTCTATCTGGTCGGGGTCTGGATTATTAGGGATGCCCCGGCGCTGGGCTGTCTGGCTTTTTAATAGCTCATCGAGCGTGAAATTTGCAGAGAGTTTCACTTGCTCAACCCCTTTGTCTTTTCGAATGTACGCAGGCCACCAAGGCCCAACATACCCATCAAAACTGTAAGCAAAGATGACATATCGAAGGCAGGCAATTCAGGTATAGCCACGCCAAAATAAGCGCAAGCAAACATGGTAAATGGCGCTAAAACAAAATGCCAAGCAAGTGCCACTCCGCAAGTCCAACCGACAAAAGGCCGCCAACCTGCTACAAATATAGACCTGTGTTGCGCCTCTGCTTTGTTGATTTCTAATTGACCTTTAGCAAGCTCTTGCGCGTGCTGGTCTGCCATTGTGGCTAAGTCATGCGCTAGCTTGTTTTTCTGGTCTTTGTCTTCAATAAACTTGTCTAGCAACCCTGTTACCGGGCCTATCAATGCCTGTATCATTTTCTATCCATCTTTTTTTCAGCGTATGCATTAGCCCCAAAATAGGCTGCAACCAGCGCTGAGTTTGCTACAAAGTACGTTGGCGCAATATCACCTATGATTGTCGCGGCTGTGTCATAGCCAAGCATTGCGGTTATCAAAATTGCGGCTGGATAATTGAGGGTTCCAAACAGGGCAAACCATGTCATGTATCGCATGGAATCCCGGCGTGCGTCTGCGTCCTCTAACTCTCTGCGCCTAAACTCTAAGTCTAGTGCAGTCGTTAGCTCTGCATCACACAGGACATCATCGCCGTTTTTGTCATACTTAGAAAACGAGCTATCTTCTTGCAGTTTTTTCTGGGCCACGGTTTTAACGCATCAAGTCAGAAATTTGCTGTCCAGCGCCCATTTCAGTTGCTTTAGTAGTGGCCTGTGATGTCATTGTCCTTGGGTTCACTATCATGCTAGTCAATTTCGGCAATAAACTTGGGGCGTATTTTTGCAAGACTTGCTTAATGCCTTTACCTGTCAAATCTTTTTGAATTGCTGCTAATTTTGTCGGATTATTTTCCGTCAATATGCGAGCAATTTCACTGGCAACTTGCGTCTCCTGATTTGTAGCAATAGTCTTAAAGTCTTTGCTTATTGCGCGAGTTACAAGGTCTGTTAAGCCAGTTACAGGGTTCGGCGCAGCAGCATCTTTTATGGTGCTTACAAACTCACCGCGCATAGCTGTCTGGCTTCCAGACAAAACGCTTTTGGAAGTTTCACGCATTACAATTTCATCCGCTAAATTGCTCATAAACTTGTCAGCAGATTTTGCACCAGCCGCCGTTTGCGGGAAAGTTAGCCGCAAAAGTTTCTCTCTTTGAGGCGACCTTACTAACCGTTGCACGGCTGTGCGCTCAGAGCCACGCTCCATTTCGTTTAAAATTCCTTGCATTGCCCCAAGCCTGAAACCTTCCATTTCAGACCCAGACATAGCCCCAAGTAAATCTGCTAACTCATCTACATCAGCACGCAAAAATTCACGGCCTGCTTGCATTGAATCCATGACCGCAGATTTTCCCGACCAATAATTTCTCGCTATTTTATAACTAGGATTTTGGTCATCTAGGATTTCAAGAAATGCTGTTCTAGTGCCTTTCGCCGCATTAACCAAATCTTTACCAGCACCGCTAGCAGGTGATTTGCCAACAAAAACCTCGTCATCTAACCCGCGCTTTACATAATGTAACAACCGCGTTGGCAGCGCCCTAACGGTTGTACCTTTTGGCCCTAAAATACGGCCATTCGCCGCGAATGTTATTTTTGGTAGATTCACGCCTTCTTCTTCTGCGATCTTCATTGCCCTTTGCAAAGCAGCCTGCATAGATGGTCTTTTAAATAATTTCTGCAAATTGCCTGTGATCCGCACGTTATTGCGATAAGCACGCTCATATAGTTTATTTCCAGTGGCAGAACGAGCGTTTTGCAATGCTTTAAACTCACTAAAAAACCCAGCCCTGCTGCCAAACGCTTCTTGCAAGTCGGTTGAAAGCCTCGTTAAAATGCCACTGTCACGCGCTTTTAAAAACTGTTGCGCTGTCTTTTTGCCAGAACCGGGCAAAACATTAACCGCATCAAGCAGAGCTTGGCTGTTTGGCCCAAGGTCGCTTAAAGTATAAGGCTTACCAGTTGTGTTTTTATTGAGAACGTATAAAACGGCTTCTTCAACGCTTGAAGCATCATTTTCTATAGCCTCTTGAACAAGTTGACGCGCTTGTTGGGTCGCAATAGATTTAGGCCCGCGCATAATTTTACCAACATTCTGGCTTATAGATGAAATAGGCTTTGAGATTGCTTGGATTGCTGGGCCTGTGACAGCCCCTATTCCTACTCCAACGCCCGTATCTGCCATACGTTCATCAACGCTTCCCTCACTGGCTCCGAAAGCAAACGCACCGCCCATAGCTGCATTTGGCAGTATTTCACCCGCAACTGTAGGCATACCAGCGCGGCCTCTGGTGAGGGCAACAGGCAAAGCAGCACCGATAAGCTGTTCCACAGTGGACCCAACCGGAGACTCAGTAGAGGATTCCTGCAAAGCCGCACGCTCTATATCTATTGCATTATTAACAGATAATCCGGGGGTCATGTTTGCTCTTATCCAGCCCATCACCTCATCACTTAAATTAAAAGAAGCCCCTTGTAGCAGATTACCTACTAAAGGACTTGTCAGAGAACCATCCTCTATTGCTTTTAGTGTGGCCTGTCCATTTTCCGTTAATTTTCCATCAAACTGAGCATCTTTCAATGCGTCACGATATTCGGTCAATCTATCAAGTGCATTTTTTTTTGAATCAGCCATTAGTTTGCCACCAATCCTAGGTCAATCAAATCATCGAGTGCGCTACCGCTTGTAGATGGCGGGGGAGAACCATTCAGTTTAGTATATTCATCAAGTAACAGTTTTCCACCTTGCTGGAACAGTGGGCTTGTTTTTACAAAGTTTGATAAATGCCTTTGCAATCTGACCAGACCAGTAAATCCATCAATGTCTTCATTTTCTGGGAGCAACATAAAATCTTGTGCTGCTTCTGACAGGGCCGCTTGTCGAGCGCTTTTTAATTTCAAACCCTTCAATAATAATTTGTTACCTTCAACAGTTTTAGTGACAGTTGGTGAAGCAGTTTCAAAAAACTTCAAATCTTTGTCAGTTGGGTTAGAGCCTAGCTGTTTGACTAATGGGCCAATCATGGCATTTGCGTTACCAATAAACGCTTCAGCGCCAGCAACTTCTTGCAATTTGTAATCAGGATTAAAAAACTGCCCTACTCTTCTCAAACTATTGACTGTTTCAGCCCCAAACCCAGTTACCAAACCAGCATCTAAAAGCCCTGACATTTGTTCAACGCGGCTCATGGTTTGTCTTGCAGACGTAGCGCTGTCTGCTAACCCTGTGAGTGTAGTAACAATCGCATCCCCAGCTTTTTTATTACCTGTATTTACTGTAATTCCGCTGCTTGATTTGTCGATAAATGCGTTATATTCAGGCGTTCCTGGCACTAAGCCTTGCGCCTCTGCATTTTTCATGGCTGAAGTTCTTTCGTCTGTTAGTTTACGGCTTGCATTTGCTACTTTAATTTGTCCTTCTAAGCTGACACCAGTTTGCAATGCAAGCTCTGGATTAACTTGAGAAAGGGCATTTAACCCCGGTGTGCCCGTCAAATCTAAACCAGATAAAGCGTCACCTAATTTCGATCTATAATCGTCTTCACGCGCAACCTGAGCATCACCAGCTTTGCGCTGTAGATATGCGCCTACTAACGCGCTAGACAGCCTGCCAAGCCCTTGTAAGGGCGTTCTAACAGGCGCAGCGCTTGCACCCTGCCCCATCAGCGTCTGGCCCAACATGCGGCGTGGGTCAGACTGATAGGCGTTGTTTAGTTGCTGATACTGCATTGATGGGCGCGTGTTAGCTAGCCCCAGCATTTGCCTTGGATTTAGTGCCATTATCTACCCCTATTATGAAAGCATGTAAGCTGCGCCGAGATTGCCAGCTAACCCGAATAATCCGCCCATATTTGCTGATTGATTTTGCATTGCTTGATTGTACGCATTTTGCTGTGCAGCCATTTGAGCGCCGAAAGCGCCTTGCGTATCAATGCCGCCCGGAGCAAAGAATGATGGTTGCTGTATTTGAGGCCCACCAAGCAAAGCTGCTAGCTCGTTGAAGTTTTGACCGCGCAGGGCATTGCGCTCTGCAATCTCGCGGTTGCGCTGCTGGCCTGCAATTTGATTGGACAGAAGTTGATTTGCAACAGTGTCTTGACGCGCCGCATTAGCCAGTTGCGTGTTTGCCGCCGCTTGGCTGAAGCCCTGACCTTGCGCGGCAAGACCAAACTCACCAGCCGCCGCACGTTCACCAAACTGCTGTTGCCGGGCTGCACGCGATTGATTAACCAGCCTGTCGCTTTCCTGACCTGCCGCCAATGTGGCCTGCTGTGCAAGCCTTCCAAGCTGTTCGCCTTGCTGGCTCTCAAAGCGATTGATAGCCGCATCATATGCTTGTGATGTAACAGGAATCCCACGGTCAGCAAGATTTTGCTCTAATGCTTCACGCTCTTGTGTAAAGCCGGGCTGTAATAGCCCTAGCTGGCGATTATAAAGCGTTTGCTCAATGTTGCTTCTGAAAGCCTCTGGGTCGCTCTGGAGTGCTGTCAGGCCGCTAGTATCTAGGCTAGTCGGCATGGCTGTTGGACTTGTGATAGTGCTTTGAAATGCTGGCAGACCTGTTGTTGGGTCAATATCTTGGGCTGCTGTAACGCCTGACAAGGTTGGCGCTGTTCTGAACGGATTTTGAAAATCTGGGTCATCAGCATAAATCGGCGTGCCATCAGGGTTCATGCCCGTCACTTGCTGGCCCGACACACGGTTAAAGGCAAGGTTGCCTAGCCCCAAGCCAGTGCCTTCCTGCGCTGCACGCATCTGGGTCTGAAACGGTGTTTCTTGTGTAAACGCCGCTGCTCTGCCATCAGTAGGAACTGAGCCCTCAACAAATTGGCCTCCGTCGCCTACCGAGCCGAAGCGCAAATTGCCATATGGCGTGAATTGCGAGATACGGTTTGCATCCGATTGAGCGTTGATAAGCTCGTTAGGATTCGGTGTTGGCGGCAGTGATGGCGAGGATTTGCCCATTATCTTGACCCTTTATCCATTTACATTCGTCCTTTAACATTCCCCAGATGATTGCATCGTGCGGCGCATACATCTGGCGCAGTCTGCCCTCTTGGATAAATCCAAGCTGGCTATTCATTTTCATTGCTTTTTCATTTGCTTCATTACAGGTCACTAACAACCTGTTCGCGCCTACTTGCAAAAACGGATAGGCAAACAGTGTATGCAGGACAGACCGAGTTGCCCAGCGCCGGGAGGAAGCAGCTATTGACGCCTCAATCTGCCCATCTCTGAAGTCGTGATAAACTGCGGCGGCTATGATTTCATCACCAGCGTGCACGCCTATCGCAACAGATGGGCCAAATTCCTTAATGCCTATGAGCTTTGCCGCCCAGCTTTTGAGGTATTCATCAGCGCCAAAAACAGTGCTTATCACGGCTATGCTTTTTTAAACTTGCTGTCGCACTCGTAAAAAACCTTCGAGTAAGGTGGCGGCAAAATAAGCTGGGTTGAGTGAAACATCTGAACGGCTCGTTCAACACATTCTGAGTGCGTGTCATAGACGTTTACATCTACAATTCTGACACATTCATTAGCCAGAACTGGCGCACAAATTGTAAGTACTGCAATAAACATCATGCAAACATAAACAGAACAACAAAGCATCCGAGTGCAAAAACGATAAGCATCACGGCAAGCATGACTTGTTTAAGGGTTTGCATCATTTCATGCTGTTGTCTGTTTTTCTTTATCTGCGCCTGTTTCGCCTGCTCTTTGGCTTCTTGTATTCGCCGGGCACGTTCATTGACAATGCCCTGCCAAGTGCCGTGACCAAAACGCTGGTCTATCATCACAGAAACAGTATATAAATGCTCTGCCGCAATTCGCGCATCAATGGTTTCTTTAGCTACAGAGCTAACGTCAAACTGGTTTACCCCAGATTTTTTGTTCCGGGCTTTTTGAGCCTGCTGCTCACCTAAAAAAAGATTATCTATATGCCCGGCTATCTCGCCAATATCATTGGCTGTGCCAATCGCAGATTTAATGCTATCCACGGCGCTTTTTACAAGCGCAATGCCAGCTAGGGTTTCAGCAATCATTATCTGCCCCGATAAATTTGATAAACGCGATAGCACCCTATGCCAAACGCGATTCCGGCACTGCCCAGAGCAAACCAGCCTGTAAGCGCATTAACCCACAAAGGTGCTGTCAAGCCGCCAGCAACAATGGCTATATCTGTATGAGCATCTTTCATTTGATCTACGCTATCTACTGCATTTCGTCATTTATGCTTTATCCGGCCAACTCACATTGTCTAGTGATGTGGCACTGGATGTAATGTCTCGTAGCGCTTGGCGATATGTTGTTTGTGCAGATGTAGCATCAGCCGTGTCAGACAAAACCCAATGGTCTGTTTCAGCTAACCGTCTATTACGTTCTGTGCGTAGTTCACTAAGTTTAGAAGCAGTATTAAGTTCAGCCTCTTTTGTAGCTACGGCAGAAGCATCCCAAGACACCACGTTTCCATCTACGTCTGTTGCTACTGCGTCAGCATCATTACCGTTAATCGAAACCACATTTGCATAAAGATTTCTAATTGCTTCGTGTTTCATCCTGCGATCTCCATAACCGTAATAGTAGAAACGCCACGCATATCAAAACCTCTAGAATCGTTGCTATCACGTTCTGTTATATTGACAAAGCCTGTTCCAGCAAATGTCTCTATTTGAATTTTATAAGTTAATTCACTTGTACTTGAAGGACTGTCGAGTGCATGAATTGGCAAAGAAGATGGCATATATTCACCAGTGTTTAAAGTTCCAAAACCAAAGTTTGCGGTTGTCCGGTCGCCAAGAGTGCCTGATGGCGTTAGAACTTGAGTGCTATCTCTCATAAGCCTTGCAAAAACCCAATGGTCACTCGCGCTACAAACTAAAACACCAGTGACGTAAATTTTACTGCTAGTAGAGACTGGAGTTATGTCAACCGTCAATCCTGTTACATCTACAAAAGTTCTTGAAGTGCTGCTAAATGTATCTAATTTATTAACTGTAATTACTTGTAAGACAGAACCAGGCGAATTTATAATAGCAGAACGCGGCGCAGGCCTACCTATAAAATTAGGGGTCGTTAACATTATGTAATCTCCATTATGCTCATTGTTATGGAAACTTTATCCGTTACAGAGCAATCAATCTGAATAACATCAGTTGTTTCTAACACTACTTTTCCGACAATCGGCGTGACAGAAGACCCCACGGGAATGGGGATATCTTTAGCTAAAAACGTGGTTGTGTTTGTTGCTGTTCGACCTCCCCCGGAAGTGTCAGAAACTAGCTTAACTGAAGCTGTAACCTGTGCTGTATGGATATTTGCAACGGTCAACCCAAGAATAACAGTTGTTGTACTGCCAGGCGTTGTATAAAGCGCCTCTGGAGTTCCACTGCTCGCAGGCATCACATCATGCGATACGACTTTAAAAGTATTAGTCATCTATTTTTCTCCTTTAGCCGCCAAGCGCTATTGCCAGGGCAACGATGTCATCTTGCGTTGCAGCCCCAATGTCAGACGCAAGCTCTGATGTGCTGCGACTTTCTAAACCATTTGCTGTAAATCTTGCATATTCGTCATCTGCGACTGAAGCGCTATCAATCTTCACCGCATTTGTGTTTGAGATGCCGAATGTCAGTGTGCCTTGTGCGCCAATATCAGATAACACCTCAGAGGTTGATCTGCTTTCAAGGCCACTAGCCGTAAACCGCGCATACTCATCATCTGCAACTGAGGAACTATCAACTTTTACCGCATTGGTATTTGATATGCCAAAGGTCAGGCTGGCTTGTGCGCCTATGTCTGATAGCACCTCTGATGCAGATCGGCCCTCAATCGCCGTGCCGTCAATCCGCAAGAAATCATCATCAGCCGCGCCGGTTGTAAACACTGGCAGATTACCGTTAGAAATGCCGGTTGACAGGGTTGCGACAGTAGTGATTGCCGTGCCGTTTAGTGTCATGGCATCAGCTTCAAGTGTGCCATCAATGTCAGCATTACCGCTTATATCAAGCGTGGCGGCGTCTAGCTCGCCTGAGATAGTTAGGTTGCGCCCACCAGATATATCAAGGCTGGCATCCAGCACCATTGCTTTTGATGCAGCGGCAGTGCCGGGCGTTATACCGTCTATTGTCTCTAGTTCTGCCTCGCTAATAACCGCACCAGAACCAAGCGTCAAAGCGCCGCCTATAGTCAGGTTTCCAGCAACAGCCGTTGTACTGCTTGCCACTGTGCTATTTGGCGTAATTGTCAAATGTGTGACATATGTGCCAGCACTATTGATGTCGTTGCCAAGGGTTAGCGTCCCGCCATCTGCAATGTTTAGCTTCCACTCATCGCCAGCGTCATCGCCTTGGTCAGCCTTTAGGACAATGCCGAGCGCCGCGCCCTCTACATTGGCTGCTATCTCTAGGCTGTCATTGGTTGTCTCATCATATTGAATAGTAACGTCAGAGTTTGTGCCAAGCGTGATTGTCTTGTTATCAGCAATGGTTATGCCTTGTGCAAACGGTATTGCCGCTGTGCAGGTCTGTGTGCCGTCCTTTAGTATTGCTGTAGACAGGCCAACAGCCATGCCATCAAGCTCTGTGTCGAATTTGCTAGCAAGAATTTTAACGCCGTTGTCACGGTCTGTTGTGCAGTCAAATGTCCTGCTAAATGTACCGCCTGAAAATGCCATTAGATTGGGCCTCCTGGTGCGAATGTGTAATGTGCTGAAATAAAGCTAACTGTCTGGCTGTCGGTTGCTACTTTGATGCGGAGCGCTGATGAATAGCCTAGACGATTAACTGCCTTGCGGCGTTTCGTAATGCCTGCGCCTACAGCGTCAGCCCAGAAATCATCATCCCAAGATGCTGTATCCCAGCTAGCAAGGTTACTAGCGAAAGTCGTTGTTGCCACTGCAATGCCAGAAACTGGCGCTTGGTCAACGCCTACGCCGAAATCAAAGGCAATATCAGACTGGCCCTCTAGCATTGGCTGGACAGACGAAAAGCGCTTTATGCCGCCTCTATCGCCAAAATAATTATAGCTCGTTGCTAAATCGCCAACGATGTTTTCGCCAAGGTCAGCGTTACCGCCTACTTTGAAAACCTTGCCATCTGCGCCGCCAAAATAGGTATCGCCGTTAAACTGGCCCCAAACAACTGCTGGTAAATTCTCAAATATGCACCAAGCTCGTATTATAGGATTGAAAACGTGCTGATTATAAGGGTCGGTTGCCGCGTCTGTTGTTGGATAATTAAAATAAACCTTGTCGCCATCCGGGCTTACAAATATCTGCCAGCCTTTTGTGCTACCTGTCTCTGCAACTTGTGCAATCACAGTGCCTCTGATTTTCTCAGATATTGCTGCTGCTTTGTTGCCAACTAAATCTTGGCGAATGACTTGTGATAAAGGCAAATAGCCTTCTTTTGTCATTATGATGACATCGCCGCCTAGCTTGGCTATACCGCGCTTCTCAGGCACTGGCTCTGCTAGACGGAACGTACCAATCAAGGAAAAATCACTGCCGGGATTAGACCCGCTATAAATAAGCACCTCGCCAGATGTCATAACGATAACAAAAAGGTCATCCACTCCCTCGCCGCCATCTAAGCTGATAGAGCCGATAGACAGGATGTTACCGCCAAATGTGCCAACTAAACCGACAGGAAACTTAGTAAAATTGCCTGTGAATGTGTCCACTGTGGCGCTGTAATAAAAGTTCTGGCTGGTGCCTGTCCAATAATATACGCGGTTCTTGAAACTATGAACGCCTGTTAAAGTGTTTGCATTTACGCTGTCTGAGAGCGTGATTGACAGATTGCTGGCGCTTGAGCCATCCCAGCTAAAAGGAACGTCAGCGCCATCAGGCACAACAACAGTTACATTATTAAACTCAATATGCTCTGCTCTGCCATTAGCCAAACCAGTCTTTTTGCTAACGGCTGACCCTGTATCTATCTGGTAAAACGTGCCATTAGAGCCAATCGCTAGCAGTTGCCTATTCGCGCCTGCACTATGCTCAATAAGCGTTTCAACATCGCCAGTACCAATGCCTGTGCAGAATTGCGTGTAACCGTCCCGCAGGGTTATCTTTCCTGTTGTCGGAAAGAAGTTGCTCATAATTAGCGCATCTGTTGGCGGCATCGCATCAATGCTGTCACGGCTGTTTAACCCACCC